TGGCACACATCAGAGACAAACTGAATATCATCTCCGAAACCATCAAGCCAATTAAGCAATTCTGTTCTCACATCGTCCCTGTTGCCGATCACTCTTGTCGTAAGCTCATCCTCTTCCAGTTCCTTTTCCAGCTCCGTGTTGCCACTCAGGAGCAGATGATCCAGAACATTCTTGGTAATCCAATCATCGCACTGCGTCTCATCATAATCGGTCAGTTCCGCATAAAACCTTTCGCCCTCATCAGAAACCAGTCCGATGCTTACGAGTGTTGTATTCTGATGCAGGCCGGTAAACTCTGTGTCAAAAAATATCTTTCTCATTCAGTTCCCTCCGTTTCGTTTGGGATTTCCGGCACAGCTTCAAAATTTACTCTCAGATACCGTTCAAACAGTGAAGCGCAAACCATTGTGTAACTGTATACTTCTTTGTCAAGAACCTCATCCTTGATAGAATCCGTAATCTGAGTCATCATAATTGCTGTCGGAGTTGTTGATTTCTCATTCTCAAATGCTTTCAGCATAATGTTGCCGTCATATCCCTTGGCAAATTCCCTCAGCGTCATTGGTTATTCCTCCGATTTCTGTGCCTTTTTAGCTTTCTTTGCAGATTTCTTTACATCTTTTTCATGCTCCGCCATCCCGGGGATGAACTCACGGAAGATGTTGTTATAATTTCCGTTGTTGCCGGCCCATTTCTTCACGATAGCCATAGCCAGACCGGCTTCCTCGGAATAGGTATCAGCCTTTTTAGGCTTACGGATGGTTATTTCCTTGCCATCAACAACCTTTTTCTTGATTTCCACATTATCCATGCAGTTTACAACCGTCTTTGTGCCGTCAGACCAAAATACGATTGTTGCCGGATTCTGGAACAGGACTTTCTCGATACCGTATGCTCCAATAGGCTTGTCCTCAACCATTGCTTCTACACACAGTTTGTCGCAACGATACGGGCTGCCGCATACATGATTGATCTTTCCAGCGTAAGTCGTGCCGTCCTCACACTCAATGGTTACTCTCTTAAATTTCTTGTCCGCTAAACTTCTATCCATATTGTCCTCCTTAATACCTAACTGGTTAAAAATGTCTCTAAACGATGTTTCTCCCGGAATAGCGCATGACGCTATAACCTGATCTCTTAACAATCCGATTGTGGCATTTTGACATTTCTGTGAAAAATCCTCTGTGATACTCGCAACCGGTATATCATCAAAATCTGGCCATGGTTCTCCGAGGCAACGTGCTCTTTCGATGCTCACTCTCCGCCACTGTTCTGCCGATGATGTTGCCGTTACCTGTCTTGCATTTTCCCACCATCGGTTTTCGGTAAATGCCGAGTGTTGCATCACTCTGTCAAATGTTTGTAATGGCGGTATCAGTCGTTCTTTCGGCAATCCAAAACGTTCAAAACCCTGCATGGCAAACGCTATCGGATCTGGTAAATGTGCCGCTTCTGGCGGTCTCCACGGTTTCTTTTCTTTCTCTTCCATTGGTGTCCTCCTTGTGATTTATTATCAAGGGTGGTATGCCCTTAATCTCATGTTGAAATTGTTCTCGATTTTCGCCACAACGCAGTCCTTTTTCAGTATGCACTTGGCACATTTTTCGAGATTCCTGTAAGGTTCTCTGCCAAAACACGGTTGAAACAGTTTGTTTATGGCAGATTTCTTCATTTTCACTTCAAAAGGTATTTCAAATCCCTCTTTCAGATGAGAAATATCCGGCATATCATACTCTTCATCCAGTGTAGGTTCAGATATTTCCTTAATTTCCGCAAATGGTATAGGATTTCCAAGCTGTTCATCCATGATAAAGAGCTGTGGTTTTGTCTCATTTTCCATACATATCCCCCTACGCCTCTATCAGTGTGAATACACGTTTATACACATCCTTATCAGGCAAACACCGCAATTTATTCAGTGTTGTGTTTCCAAGATAAACATTATATGTGCAATCCCCTATGGTTAATGTTCCTATGCTGCCCGGATCTTTCATTTCCACCTGTACGCTATTGCTTTTATTCAGCATCGCCCGTATGGTCTTGCACACTTCCTCATTTTCTTTTTCTGATGCAAGGCAATCAAAACACGGATTTTTATTCTTTGATGATCTCATAATATTCGCCCTCGCACTCTTTCGGAGCCATAGTTCCCCATCCGTCAGCCTTTCTCAGCTCATAATGGGTTCCTCTGTCGATGGCAAAGAGTTCTTCGCCCTTATCAATATTCATTTCCATATTCTTCTCAATGTCGTTCACGACAATATCCTGCAAGAAACGTGCTATCATGTCTTTTTCTCCTTTATCACTTCGGCAAACGCCGGATTCTCATACAGCTTTTCAGTAGACCATCCCATGTGATGATACAGTTTTTCCATAAATTCAAGGCACTCTGCCTTGTCATATGCTAGTAAGAAACACAGTAATTGTTCTCTGTTGTACATCACTGACGGTCCGGCTCCCATTTTGATGTAATCGTAATCTGGGTAACGCACCTGAAACTCATTCGATGTAGCTGCCAGTATTTCAAATTTCACTGCTGATCCATGCGGTTCCCTTATGCAATGTCTGAATGGTAAGAAATTCATACTCTCTCCCTCATTTTGGAAAGTTTCTGTTTGGATCTCTCCTGCGCATTTTTGAGACGCTTTTCCTCTCTATCCATTTTCTTGATACACTTATCGAGCCGTTCTGCGTATAGATTGCCCTTAATGTCTTTCTGGGAACACTCCATGATGAAAGCCTCCCTTGCCTCAGACTGATAGACCGGTCCCATGCGCCATTTCTTTTCCTCTTTTGCCTCAGTCCAAATCAGCACCGCAATTTTCAATACGAACCACACTGTATTTAGCAGTACCAATGCGATTACTACCGCCACTATCGTTTTTACCATTTTGATTATCCCTCCTTTGAATTTTCTATACCATCCTTGTGCCCGTGTACGGATTGCATCTTTCGCACGCTCCTGCTCCATACCAAGGGCATCTGTCACATACCAGCAATGCCGTTGGCCTGCCGGATGCGTTTCCGCCCAAAAGCGATATGGGCCTATCTGCGTCCCTGACCCATGTTCCCTTTTTATTTTTCGGGAAATTTTGAGAATCACTGCTCCAACCGTCCATCCAGATATTCCTCCGTCTGTGTTTCTGCGCCCACAATCTTGCCAAGGTTATACCCACCTGCGAAGATGAGACTTATCGCAAGCACAATGAGGGTTAGTATCAATGCTCGCCGTACAACTGAATTTTCCCATGCGTCTGCCACTATGCCTTTGAGCCATTTCAGGATTCTCTTTGCAGTGATTTTCTTTCGGAATGGATTTCCTCTTACCCTCCCAGATGTAAGAAACCTCTTCCACATATTCTCACAGTTCTCATTGCAGATCTCCGTGAGCGGACATTCATAACATTTCTCCATTGCGTATGCTACTGCACTTGCTATTTGTTCAGCATCTTTCATGGTCTTTCTCCTTATGAGGCGTAAGCCTCCGCCGATTTTTATTTTTCGCCTGTTATTGTTTCTACGAGCAGACGTGACGGCATCCTCATTATGAGGTCATTACACATCTGATTTAGACGGAGGTTTTCATCCGCAAGCGTATTTACCATGAGATACAAGCCCTCTTCTTTGGTAAATTTTCCGCTCTCTATCATCTGCCACACCCGGAATACCGCTGCATTAGTTCTGATATGCGTTTCAGAGATTCCTACGGTGTATGCCTCTGTCATGCAGTCCGGTTGAACTTCCGCAGCGTGTCCTCTTTCCATTTGTCCCATGCGGTCTGTTTCTTCTCTCTGCATACCTCCGCCTCTCTCTGTTCATTCTGTGTTACTGTTTCTTTGTTCTGTTCCATATTTCTCTCTTTCTATGCCGGTAGGCATCCGCCGATTTTGGATTTTGGGGTTTTGTAAACCTTTCACTTTCCATCTGTTATCTGGATGCCGTATCTGTACTTACATTGTAAATTGGGTGGTTTACGGTAATAGGGTTCTTTGCCATTTTACGATTGGGGTGGTTTGGGGCTTTTTAATTTTTTGGGAACTCAGAGGGGTGAGTTGCCCCTGATCCGCTCCGCTCCACACCCCCGCCCCAGGGTATAAGCTGCCGGAACTGTCCCCGGATCGCTACACCGGAACCGCTGGAAACGTGCCGGAGTTCGTAAAAGTAAAAGAAAACGAACCGCAAAACGCCGATTTTATAATATTTCTATATCCTCTACGTCCTCCGCCGGGTCTGTCCCTCCGGTTTCTACTGGTAAACGTTGCACAATGTCCGCCGCTGTCGGTAACTCCTGCGCCTGTTTGCCTACATTCAGATCTATTTTCTGCGCTGCCTGGGTGTAACCGTGATTATTATTAAAATCAGTAGCAAACACGATCGGCGGTATTTCTCCATTAAATGCAAGCTGTTTCTTATATGCGGCTATGTTATTCTTTAATATTTTTATTGTGTCGGAATACACGCCGGGGCGGGTTCTTTCCCAATCGTTCAGAGTATCGCGGGAAATACCGGCAAAGCTGCAGAATCCCTCAACGTCTGGGATCAGGCGGACACCCTGCAAAGCTCTATCTTTAATATAATTTATATAATTTTCCGCTACCGTTCTAAACTCTTCCACGGTCTCCAGCTTCCGGGGTCTCCCTCCTTTCCCCTTTTCCGCTTCCTTGGTTGCCGCTCTGAATCCGTCTAGCATCATTTCACATAATGCCACCGCTTGCGCCGTCTCTATCTCTTCATAATCCCGCCCAGCCTTAAAACGTTTATAGCTCTGTTTTCTAACTCCGTTTTCGTCCCTTGTGGCGGTCTCTCTCTTCTCTGCTGCCATCTCTGCGCCCTCCTTTCCTCTGTGCCCTCTGTGGCGGTCCTACGCTGTCACGCGGGCAAAATAAAAAGGACACCGGGAAAAGCTTTCTTGTGCTTCTCTCTGTGCCCTACGTTCTACTTTTTCGGCTATCCTTATTTATTTTATATGTGGATCTGCTCCGCCCTCCGGCGGCTCTGTTATTTCTATCTCTATACCGCAACCAATGGCGGCGGCGTATTTCTCCATATCGTCAAGCGTGAATTTATCGGCGTTTAGTCTCTGGTTTACGTTCTGCCGGGACACGCCCAGACGATCCGCCACCTCTTGCACCGATACCCCGCGCCGTTTCATCATAACGCGCATTTTTTCGCCAAAACTCAACCGCACCGGCTCCGCCCTCCTTTCTATTCTATACCCCTATAATATATAGGAATCTGCGCCGCCTGTCAAGTCTGCCGTTTACATGGTAAACACTGCGCCGGGTTTTTCTTGCACTTTGTAAAGTGTACAATTTACACAACAAACCGCCCCTATTTTGTTTAGTTGACTATACATATTTCACAAACCGCAATAATTTGTAAATTTTCCGCTTGACTTTGTAAAGAATACGCTTTACAATACAAGCATAAAGAACGAACCGCAGCGGACAACAACGAACCGCCGGACGTTCAACAAAACAAACAAGCGCAGGCAAGGGCGCACGGTGTACCCCAAAAGAACAACGCACCGCAGACCGGACCAAGGGAATCAACCCGGACCAAGGCAACGGCGGCGCGGCACTTATTAAGACGAGACCGAAACACACGCCCCACCGCCTCCGGCTTGTATCTCCTGTGAGGGCTGCCCCTGTGGTAATGAGAGCATATATCAGGTGAAAGGAAAATTGTAAACCTGTGCTAGGGTGTACCAATTCACACCGCACATATAAAAAAGATAATTAAGTTATTGGAAGTATGAAAGCACTTTGAAACTTTCAGAACCGCACGAGATCGGGAAAGCGGTATAAAACCGGCCCGGCATTGAGTGAAAGCAGTTACCACTTTTACAATGATTAACGCCCCCGACGCTCCCAGGGGAAAGCGGGAACCGCTCCGGAACTATTGAGCCGGGGCGATGGCTGGAACGAGTTACCTATATACACGCAGCATAAAAGGGAATAGGACAGGCGAACCCCTGCAAGCCGCCGTCTGCAAGTCTGACGTAAACGACTTTGAAACAAAATAAAAAAGGGCGATCCGCTACACCTACCAAGCGACACGGACCGCCGCCACCCCTCCGGGGCTTGTCTCCTATTATAACAGGCTTTCCCGGATGGAACAACAGAAAAGAGAGGGAAAGACCATGACAGCAGAGAAAATTATTGATTCTTTAAAATTCACATTTGAAGAGGCAGACGAACAAAAGGACCTTTTTACACCGTCCCACGTTCTCTATAAATGCCGCATTATCAACCCGGCAAACAACCGCCGTTATACTTTTGATTATCAGTGTAACCCATCCGCAACCCATGAGCCGGAGAAAAAAGACTGTTTATATTGTCTTTTGTCTGATTCCTCTTGTGTAGAGAGTTGCACAGATGAGGCCGACTTTTTAACAGAGTTTGGATATATTGACGGCGGAGCGGATCAGGTTCGCAAAGGCTTAAAGGCCTATAAGGCTTGCAAGCGTACCGCGGCAGCTATTGAC